ACCGGGCAGGCTGGAGTAGCACTGCGATTGCCGAGCATTTCGAGTTGAGCCACAAGCAGATGGTCTGCCGGCTGTTGCATCGCGCGGGAGAGCCGATTCGGGCGATGGGCAGCAAGCCGAAACGATTACCGCACGCGGATATCCGTGAATCTTGAGTTACGCTTGCAACCCAAGCAGGCAGGCTGGCTCCATATCGTCAATTCTGCGAGGCATTCGCGTCTAGGACTCGGCGGTTCGCGTGGTGGTGGAAAGTCAAAGACCATTCGCGACGTGCAACTTGAACGGCGCTTCCGGTTCCCGAAGTCTACGGGCTGGATCTTTCGCCGAACCCACGAAGAACTTAAAGACAACCACATCAAGCCGCTCTTTGCGGACTATCCGCAGCTGGGCGAATATTGGGCATCGGAAGATCGTGAATTGCGCCTCCCTGGCGGTAGTACGCTGGGGTTCAAGTTTGCCGAAAATTATGCCGATATCCTGAAGTTCCGAGGTAAGCAGGCAATGGATGTCTCGGTTGATGAATCTAACCTGATGCGCGAGGATGAGATGCGCGAACTCGCCATGTGCTGCCGGGCACCGGGTTATCCCGATTGGCAATGTAAACTGATGGAGAGTTTCAACCCAGGTGGCGTTGGACACAACCGACTGAAGCGGATCTACGTAGATAGAAACTTCCTCGCGAAAGAGATCCCGGAGCAGTATCACTTCACGCCGGTCTATGGCTGGGACAACGTGGCGTGGTCGCTCAGCGCGCTTGCCGAAGATGGCTTGACCGAGATTGACTATTACTCATGGACCGATGAGCAGCGCTTCATCTATTACACGCAGCGATCGCAGTACGGCCGGGATATGGATGCCCTTCCGGAGCCATCGCGCTCCCAGATGCTTCTCGGCAATTTTGATTCGTTCGAGGGGCAGGTGTTTGGAATCCTTGACGCGGAGCTCCATGACCTCGATCAGTGGTTGCAAACCGACGCCGAGTTGCAGGACTTTATCCACCGTTGCGCCAGGTGGACGGGAGGCTTGGACCATGCCACGACCGGAACGCGCGCGTGGACGATCAGCGCACTCGACCCCTATGACAACCGGATGGTTATGGATGAGGTTTACTTGCGCAATGTGCTCATCACGGAAATGGTTGATGAAGTGAAGCGCGTCAAGCGCAAATACCCGAAAGTGGACCGGGACTATATCGACCCGTCGACCGAGAGCGATACTCAGGAGAATTCGGACGAACTGACATCGATTCAGGACGAATACCGGCGTTACGGATTGCAGACGGTCGTGCCACTACGTTCCAAGATTTCCGTTGGGCTGGATCTCATGAACAAGATGCTGCGCATTGATATGGAGCGCCGGCACCCGTTCACGGGAGAGATGGGAAGTCCGTCGTTTTTCATATCCCGGTCGCGTTGCCCGAACCTCTGGCGGGAAATGACGGAACTCCAATGTATTGTAAGGGACGGGAAAATCAAGTATGTTGGGGCTGATCACGCAACCGATACGGTGAGGTATAAAATCATCGCGCACATGAAGCCACCGAAAGAGCCGCCTAAGCCTGCCGATGTCGAGCGAACGCAAAACACGGTAACGGTCCTCGCGAATCGGTCGCATGATAAATGGGCGCAGAAGTTCGACAAGAAGGTGAGCAAGGGCGGGAGGAGTTACTTTTGAGCGTGCTGAGTTATAAGCAGATCGCGAGCCGGCCCGTGAAGTCGACAGATCCGAACGCCCACCTCGGAGCGAAGGAGAAAGCATAATGCCGAGCGTTTCTGAGAAGCAGCGAGAGGCAATGGCAATTGCGGAGCATGATCCGTCGAAACTCCATGCTGCCAATAAGGGAATGCTGAATATGACGCACGAACAGCTTCATGACTTCGCCAAAGGGCCAGTTTCCAAGAAGCCGTCGAAGGTTGCCACCGCTCTCGGGAAGATGCCGATACCTGCCGTTCCCGTGATACAGCCTGAGATTGACGGTATGGGGACGCGGCCACTCTTGAAGAATTCGAAGGTGTTCAACCGGCTGAAGGAATTGAAGGGACAGTGAAGCACCACATTGGCCTGATGCAGGAAGCGGAATTGCAAATCACCACGATTCAGGATCCGCGTCCGAAGCGAGTACGTCAGGCCTTCCGGCAGTGCGAGATGTTGGTTGGGGATGCAATCGAAGCGAAGGGCCAGTGTCAGAGCATGGTGAGCACGACGGCTTACTGGCACGGGATTCATTTACGAGTCTGCGAATTTCACAAAGGAGTGATCAGGAATCATGAACGACAAAATCGAAACGCCAGTTCCGTCCGCGAAGCCGACGCCGCAGCCCGCCAAGGCTGAAACGCCGAGGCCAGCCACCGATGCGGCGACTGCTTCCGACAAGACACCGCAGGAATTGACGGCCGATCGTCTCTATGACGCCGTGCTGCACTTGCGCAAAGGCGGCACGCTCTGCTTGGAGACGATTGACGATCTCTTGAAGTTCATTCGCCCGGTCAAGGCATGATTATCGCTGGAGTTCTCCTCCTCGCGGTGTTCGTCCTGGCGTTCGGGTATCTCATGCTGGAGCATGCCCGGACGCTGAAGGATCTGCGCGAGGCCAACACGCGCCTCCATCAGGAAAATCGCCAACTGGTGGAGGCGCTGTGCGAGAAAAACGGGCAGCATGTGAGCCTGAAGCCGCCGACTGGTGAAGGATTGCGCAATAGGTCAGATGTTGAGGCAATCTTGTCTCGCCGCGCTTCGCCACCTCCCTACTTCAAATCCAAAGAATTCGCTACGGATACCCTGAAAGAATAGATGCCGCCGCTTACCCAACTCATTAAGCCGCCAACGCCTTCGCCCGCTGAAGATCCGGACTTCGAAAGCCGCGTCAATGACTTGATCGGCAAGCAATGGCTCGACTTGAAGGCGGCTTATTGGGTATACCACAGCTGGATCTGGGAATCTCTGCTGATGTACTCCGGAAACCTCTGGTTGAAGTGGAATCGCGACCGCCGTGGCTACGAAGTCGACACGCCAGAGGATGATTTTACGCCGAGGCCGCGAATTAACCGGTTTGCGCCAGCCATCGACGCGATTTCCAGTGTATTTCAGGACATTCCGGAGATTGAGGCCGTTCCGGCGCCGCGGGACGACTTCAAAAAGATGGGAATCGCGGAGGTCTGCAACAAACTCAGCGACTATTTCATCAAAGACTGCGCGCTACGCTCGGATTTTGGTACCGATGAGGACAAGTGCTCAACGGCCAGCGCCTGGTTCTCGCTCGCCGGCTGTTTTTTCACGAATGTTTTCATCGAGGAAGTGCCGATCGGGCAAAAGCCGGTACTTGCGCCGCAGCCAGCGGTCGGGATGCAGTGTACCCAATGTGATACCTACGGCACTGTATCGCCACAAGAAGCGGAAGCAAGCGGTGGAACGTGCCCGCAGTGCGGCCAGCCGATGCAAATGACGCAGACCGAGACAATGCAGCCGCAAGAGGGCGAAGACGGCCAGCCCATGATGGAGCCCGTCACCGAAAAGCGCGTTCGGTGTGTGATTGAGGAGCCGCTCGCGGCCTTCCCGAAGTCCGGTAGCAAATCCATGAAGGATGCGGGATTCCTAATGCTCGTCAAGCGGATGTCGCTCGATCAGATTTGGTCCGAACTGGGAATCGAGGATGCCGCTGAGGATAGCGAGTATCCGGATGGATGGAATACGACCGCGGAAAACGCGCTGAATTTCTTCTATCTTGGATATTCGAATTCCCGACTCCAGGGCAAGGATGCGGCCATGGTGATAAGGCTTTATTGCGAGCCGAACAAGATGAAGGATTTCCCGGAAGGCATCCACGCCATCTACATCAACGGGGAATGCAAAAAGTGCGAGCCGTGGCCGTTCGGCGACGAGCACCCGCTCACGAAGGCGGATTTTCGTTCCCTGCCGACGTTGTTCTTCCCTCGCTGCGTGGCCTTCGATATTGCCGGTTCGATGCGCGAATTTCTCGATTATTCTTCCTTGATAAAACTTCACGGGATGGTGAATGCGGTCTGTCCGGTAGTCTGTGAGGAGAGCGACAACCATTCCGAGATCACAGGCCGCGGCGACAAGATTATCACTTGGGTGCGGACCTCGCCGAGCGCGACGGGGCCGCGACGGCTGGAAGCGGGTAGTCTTGATAATGGGATTTATGAGATGCGCAAACTCACACTCGAAGACATTGAGCAGATTGCGCAGACGGTCTCCGTATTTCGCGGGGAAAAGCCCGAAGGCGCGGATTCGGGAGTAGCGCTCGACACCTTGCGCGTCCAGGCCAATGCGATGTTTGCCGGTCCCGTAAAAAACTACGCGAACACATGGAAAGAGGCGGTTCGTAAGGGCGTCAAGCTCTACCAGAAGCACTACACGACGACGCAACTCGTCGAAATCATTGGCGACGACCATCTTGAAGAGATTTCTGATTTCCAGCGATGCGACCTGGATGAATCCATTGAATGGATCGCCACGGCGCAAGGCATGCCGCGGACACGCGAGGAATTGCGCAAGGAAATGATTGATCTCTTTGACCGCGGAATGCTGGATGTTAACGACCCCGCGGTGCGCGAGAAAGCCTTCGAATTGTTTGGCGAAACCGGAATGCTGGCCACGTTCAATAAGGACGCCACGCGGGCGCGCTACGAGAATTCCATGATAAAAAATGGTGGCCAGCCGATTTTTATGCCAGAATTCGACGATAATGCTGTACACGCGCAAATCCATCTCGATCAGATCAAGTCGATGGATTTCCTCGATTGGTCACCTGAGGCGAAGCAGGTTTTGATGCAGCATACCCTACAGACCCAGCAGGTTATGGCTCAGCAACAAATCGCACAGGTTCAGCAGCAGCAAGTTCCGCCGCAGGGCGGGGCGCAGAAGTCCCCCATTCCCCCGGCACAGCCGGGACATTCGGCGGCTCAGCCGCAAACACCCGGAGGTCCACAGTGAAAAACAAGTATGTCTTCCTTATCGCCGGAGTGCTCTTTGCGCTGGCGATCATTGTTCAAATTCCACACGCTCAGCATTTCGCGCCCTCGCATTTGTTTGACGATGCTTTGAACTTCGTTCCGTCTGCGGATGCGCAAGTGCCGCCGATCCCCCAGGCGAGACCCGTGACGGCTTATGCGACAACAACCGGCGCTGGCGCTATGGATATGCTGCCGGCTCCAGCGGGTTCTAACGTCACAAACTATATCTACCAAGCAATGTGTGTGAATACCTCAGCGTCGACGCAGATGGTTGCCTTTATTAAGGACGGTTCTACCACGCTTGTACCTATACCATGTGCTCCGGCAGTATCGCCAGTTCCGGTAAATTTCAATCCACCATTGCGTCAACCCACGACAGGTACAAAGCTGACCATGACCGCGAGCACGGCCACGACCACGGCCTATTTCTATATGTCGGGATTTACGGCGCGCTAACTCGATGAGAGAAGGGGAGACGAACATGATTCCACGGTCGCTGGCTATCGCTTTGAGCGTGCTCATGCTCGTCTTTTTCTGTTCATCGTTCGCTGAAGCGCAGGGAACGCCGCGCGCTCCGGATTGCGTCCTTCAGGCCGGTGGGCTGACCGTTCTTACCGCTGTCGGCACGAGCGCACCATTCGACAACCGGGGCACGGGTTGCGTGGACTGGACTTTTACCTATAACACGTTCGGATTCAGCGCGGCGACGCTTCAAATTAACAGCGCGCCGAACAATTCCAGCTCTCCTGGCACCGCCGTTGCTTTCGCCGGGACCGTTCTGGGTGGACTGACGCAGCCGGTTACGGCCAGTATTTCGAGCGGATTCTCGCAAGGAACGATCAGCGTCACTGGTTACTACCCGTACATGAGCTTCTCGCTCGTGTCGAAGACGGGCACGGGTTCGCTACAGGGCACGCTTTATGGATGGCGCCGAACAAATGGGTTAGTCCCGGCAACCGTTATCATCACGCCGAATTCGGCATACCCAACCCCGTTTGGCATTGCCATCGCCGCACTAAGTTCGACCTCGGGCACGGTTGCGACAGCATCGACGGTCCTCGTGGGTAATATGTTTTTTCAGAACATTACTTCGGGCGCCGTGACGGTCGATGTGACCAATACGGCCGGAACGGCAATTGTGAAATCGTTCAGCATTCCCGCCAACTCCAACCTGAATCTGAACTTTCAGTCAGGACTATTGGCGGTTGGTATCAAATGGTGGGCCAGCGCTGCGGCGTCTATAGACGCCTCCGTCACCGGCTGGTCGCCATAACGAAAGGAACTCATGGAAACTGTTGTTGATCCATCGACTGTAGCGACTCCAGCAGATTCGTCGTCTGCGGCAACAACCGGCGTACCCGCCCCGCCAGCGGAAGGTAGCGTCGCGGCCCCACCAGCCGCCTCGATCGAAGAGAATGCGGGATTCAAGCAACTCCGATCGCAGTATGAAACCACGAAGGCAGAAGCCGACCGATGGAAGAAACTGGGCGATTACGAGCGCGTCAGCCAGCTCCATTCGACCTACGAGCAGAAAGTTCAGCAGGTCATGCCGATGGGCCGGTCTCTCGGGTATACCGAGGATCAAATCCGTCAGGCCATGCTGGAAGATCCGAAAGGGACAGCGGCCTACCTTCAGCAGGAATACACGAAACCCACGACCGAAACTCGGGAAGCGGCCGACCGGCGCATGCAGGAAATGTTGGATGCGCGCGTTAAGCCGATTCAGGAGCGCTTTGACGAGACGATCAATCGTGAAGCGAATACCCGGTATGAAGGGGAGCGTGAACGCCTGTTCAAAACCGAGTTTGCCGATGGGCTCCCTGACGATAACAAGGAAGAGTTCTTCGAAATCCTGGACGGACTGGTTGCCAATGACCCCGCTGCACTGAAACGCTTGAAGTTTGAAAATCAGGTGTCGGACGTGGCGAG